ACTCCCGTCTCGTATAATAAATGATTCACCATTTTCTACTCTTTGTATTAGATTATCAAAATCTGATTGAAATTCTTCGACTGTAAATGATTGAAGTTCGTTTAGTTCTTGCATTTTCATAAAGTGTTTTTATGAGTCCGGATACTTGGATTTGAACCAAGATTATTCCTGCTCCCAAAGCAGGTGCCATGACCAAGTTAGGCGATATCCGGAAGATTAAGTTCGTTGTTATGAACAGCAGCATGACAACAAGCACATAATAACACACATCCACTTATTTCGTCAAGTATTCTTTGTTTACCCCATCCCCTAATTCCATGAAATTTAGAATCTTTTTTAGATGGGTCCAAATGATGTACTTGAAGTGCTGATGAGTATTTATTGTACCCACAAGAAACACATTTACCTCCCATTTGTTCAATAATAAAGTTTCTCTTTTTTTGACCAAGTTCTAAAGTGTACTTATTATGGCAAGACCCACATACAGATTTTTTATGTCCATAGAATTTAGATGGGTCAATTTCTCCACAATGTCCGCACTTATGACCTTTCATTTTGGTAGAAAAAAGTTATCTACCATTATTTATGGGAGTTTGTCTCTATGTATAAACATAATACCAGCAAAAGGAACGACTGTCAATCCCATTCCACATAGAAAAAGGAAAAAAGGACTTGCTGCGAGTGTCTCAACAAGATGAAAAATCATCTACCCCTCCAGTGCTTGTACTCATAATACATGTATTGGTCCACTTCGTCAAGTCCTTGCAATGGTGCAGTATCCTCTCTATAAGACCACTCGATACAAAACTGCCTGATGTCATGATTATGTATGACTTCATGGCCATACATTCTTACGAAGGCAGACATTGCAAACCCGTATCGTTTTTTATTGTGGGTATGCATGAGTAAGTCCCCAATAAATCCATATCCCAATAACTCCAAAATATATTAAACTTGAGATAAAAAGTGTCTTAATCATCTTCTTCGTCCTCGTAACTAGATGGTTCTTCGAATAGTTCTTCCATTTTTTGTTGGAAAACTCTTTCAATTAATTGTTTTAGATCCTCGTCTGTTATCATTTATCTTTTAATAGTTCTTCTATTCTTTTACGCATATTGGTACTATCTTGTTTAAGATAATCCCGTAGAGAATAACCACGCTGCCCTTTCATAATACATGTTCCTTGATAAAACATGGTGGCAGCAAATACTAAAAGGAAAACGATTCCTATTATTTCAGGGTAATATTTAGCCATGGGAATACTGGCGGAATAACTCCAATAAGTCTCAAAAGTCCCTCAGCAAATAAAGCAAGAACCACCCAACCAACGCACATGCTAATGATAGAAGCATTACGGTTGTGTTGTCGTATTGCTGCATCGATCATCTCCTGAACTTCTGTACGAGTTACATAGTCATCGTCAAAGGGTTCCATCATTTCTCATCCCCAAGAAACTTTGCAAGAGGGTCTCTTTTGGTTTTAACAATTTCACATGCTCGATAATAAAACATATTGTTGGTGTTACCTGAGGCCTCAAAAGTTGCCTTGATCTTCACCCAATTATCATAGGTGCGTTGATCCATGGGTTTGTCCCTGCGATACTACTATATAATAATCACAAGAATTTCAAAGTCAACCATTTGTGTTCAATACGTAACACTGATTAAGCAATTGTTAAATTTGTAACTTTTCTAAACGGAAAGGGTGGGATTCGAACCCACGGTGCTACTAACACGGCAGTTTTCAAGACTGCTGCCATCAACCACTCGGCCACCTTTCCAAATTGAGTTCTTAACGAACTTCAAAATCAAGTCGTTTCACTTTACGTTGACGACGTGCTTCTTGCCAAGCAATATCTTGGGAAGTCAACACACTTTTGTTTTGATTTTCTTTTAAAGAGTTTAACATAACAATACGGGATAAGTCAAGAGCTGAAATCTTATCTCCACGAATTGTTGCCATATTGGGACAACCACAAGTTACTGTTTTTGTGGGATGTCCCATTAATTCTTTATTGCAATCTTTGCATCTTATTGATAACATTGTTCTTCATCCTTATCACTGTAAATGTGATCTTAGTTGCCAAATAAACTTACCATGAGATTCCATCAGGTCTTGAACCAAATTAGCCGTAGCATATTGCTTTTGTGCTTCTGATTCTTCAGAAATTTCTACCATCAGATCACAGAATTTAGTATTGTTATCTAATAGTTCCTGAAGCATTTCTTTTGCTCCAGAAGAACTTGCTGCCTCTTTGATTTGAGTCACTTCAAGCATTCTTGAAAGTGAGCTCAATGGTTTAACATTTAAAAATCTCATATGCTCAGAGATCCTGTCAATCTCTTCAAACATTGTTTCATATTGACCACCAAAGAGTTGATGTAGTTGAGTAAAATCTTCTCCAACTACATTCCAATGAAATGCCCAAGTTTTATGAAACAAAACAAAAAGTGATGACTGAGCATCACTTAAGAGTTTAAACAGTTTTTCCATTATACTCTTTTTCAAGTATTTATATCAAGAGCCTGCATACTCAAACAGAAACTCATTAACATATTTTTCTGCAAATTCTTTTCCAAAGTTAGATTGCATATAACCAGACACAGGATCTAATTTTAACATGTAATTGTCAAAATCAACGAATTCATTTAAGTCTTCTCCCTCTGGTTTATATTCCTCTAACAGTTTTGCATATGTCTCTACATATTTTTCAAAGTCCGGTAGGTACTGATCGACTTCATCCATATGACATTTACGGACAAATACATAACGAGAGAAATGATTACCAGGCTCAAAGAAACGAATTTCCTTAGTATTGTCTAGGTACTCTCCCATATTTTCTCTAACAATCTTATGATCAAAATCATAGTTTTCTTTTGGATGTTGAAAATCAAAAGTAAGTATGACTTTGTTTTGAAAGAATGCCATCAAATCCATACCCAAACAAGGAAGATTTTTTCCTGTCTTAGGGTAAATGATATTATTGTATATTGATGTACTTCCCTTTGTTATGTTAGTAATTCTGGATTTAGTAATGTACTGACCAGAATACAAGAATGATTCCAGTTTAGAATCCTTATTCTCAATTACTTTTGAATACGATTCTTCTAGGTTTAGATATTTGGTTATTACATCATGATATTTTTGCCAAAACATTTCATATAAACTATTGACATGGGCAATATCGGATTCGAACCAATGACTTACTGCTTGTAAGGCAGCCACTCTACCGCTGAGTTAATCGCCCGAAACAGGGGAGGCCATCCCCCTGACCTAGAAATATTCTAGGTTTTAGTTGGAAGGAGTGCTCTTGAGGTTATCGCAGGATCACTTCCAACTCCACAACCTGGATTCGAACCAGGGACCAGTCGATTAACAGTCGAATGCTCTACCGCTGAGCTATTGTGGAATGTTCCTCTGTCTGGGAATCGAACCCAGTATCCAAGTGCGTTGTCCGCCTGTCCTTACCAATAGACTACCAGAGGCAAGCGGGTAACCGGGTTCGAACCGGTGATTCCAACTTGGAAGGATGGCGTGTTACCGCTACACCATACCCGCTTATAAGACAATCATAAACCTTTTGGATTTGATTGTCAAGTGTCGTTGAAAGGACTTGAACCTTCACAGATTAATCTACTGGAACCTAAACCCAGCGCGTCTACCAATTCCGCCACAACGACTAGATGGAGTAAGTGTGATATATCTCATAAGGATATAACAGTGACTTACCCTCTATCACTTTTATATATGGAGATAAACTCCAACAGGTCCAGCAGGACTCGAACCTGCGACACACAGCTTAGAAGGCTGTTGTTCTATCCATCTGAACTATGGACCCAAGAGGCCTCCCTGTTTGTGCTTCTATGAGAGGCATGGGAGGGGCAGGACTTACACAGAGTTTGGACCCCTGCTGCCTATGAGAATATTGTACTACTGTTTGGGGCAGGTGTCAACCCATGGAGCACAGAGTCTCATTTCACCACCTAATAATCTTTGAGCTTCAGAGTTATCTGGAGCTATCTCGATCAACCGTGGCAAAGGTACTCTAGGTGGTTCTGAGTCCTTTGTCAAGCGTTCATATTCTCGAATGGCCTTATCCACATCTCTTCCAACTCTCCTCTCAACAATGCCTGGATCCTGGAGCAGAACATCATTGATTATGGTCTGAGGGAACAGAGTCCTCTGAACCTCGTCTAAGAGGTCCCAGAGACGCTCCTGGGACGCTCCTGTGCATTGAGAGAGTGTTGCTACAATACCACTAAGTATCAGGCCTATGAGGATTATCTGCTTCTTGTCTGGTTTCTTCTTTCCGAAGTTAAAATTAAACATAAAAAAAGAGGAGTAGCAACACTCCTCTCTATTTATTATTCGGTTGTTATATTTTATTTTATCAAACTTCTACCGCGATCAGTTTGGAAGCATAATCATGAGCATACGATGTACGAGCACCATGAATGCCCCAACCAATCCAACTATACGCATAGTTCATGTAACGATTGATAGACTTACCAGGAGTTTTCATTCTGTCTTCAATTCGTTGCCATTGAACCTCAGTCGTTAGATAACGAAGTTGCGTATGAAGATCTGATGGAGAGCCACCATACTTCTTAGCAAAATCACCCAATCCATAATAACGATTGGCAGATGTCCATTGGATCAGTCCGTAACCACCATAGCAGCGGTTCCAACTGGTCCTACTACCACCTTCGCAAATATTAGGCACGAATGTTGATTCTTGTCTGATATTGCCCATGATGGTAGCAAGGGCGTTTCTGTCTCTAATACCACGATCCTGGAAATATGCCAGGGTAGCATTCTCATGTTCATTACACCCTTTACAAATTAGCCTTGTTTCTTTTGGCTTTTCGGGAGCAA